CGATCTGTCGCGCAGCCGCTGTCCCGGCCCGGGCCGCGACGGCGCGCCCTGCGGCGCTGCGCGCACGGTGAGGCGGTAGGTGGCCCGCGCCAGCCGCAGCCCCTGCTCGCCCTCCTCGCGCCCGCTGCGCGGGGTGACCTCGGCCCAGAGCGTGCCGCGCACGGCCCAGATCTGCGTGAACCCGCCGGCGCCGTCGGGCGCGCGGTCCGGCGCCTCGAGCACCAGCGGGCGCGAAAGCTTGGGCCCGGCCATCACCGGATCCCCCCGCCGAGGATTCGCACCTTGCGGTAGCGCTCGATCAGGGCCGCCACGCCGAACGGCATGCAGCCCTCGCGCAGCGCCGTCTCCGAGCGGTGCTCGTAGTAATGCGCCGCCAGCAGCAGAACCGCCTGTCCCAGATCGGCGGGCAGATCGCCCCAGCCGGTGCCATAGCCCGCGCGGAACACGATCTCGGCGACGCCGCCCGTGGGCACCATCGGCAGGCAATGCCCCACAGGCCGCAGAACCGGGCGATGCGCGTCGCGCTCCAGCCGGTAGAGCGCGGGCGCGATCACCTCTTCCTCGTCGGCGCGGTCGCGCAGCGTGAGGCCGAGGATCGCGACCACCGGAGCCACCGGCAGAGGCTGACCGCCGAGGTTCTGCCAATCGTGCAGCACCCAGGAGAAATCACGCTCGATCAGAACCTTGCCGGTGCGTCCCTCGATCGAGGCGAGCGCGGCGCGCAGAAACCCCTCGAGCACGGGGTCCTGAATATCGTCATCCGCGAATCCGGTGCCCAGCCGCAGATGCGCCTTGAACTCCGCCAGCGGCAATGCGGCAGTCGGCACCGCGGTCTCTTCCATCAGCAACATGGACCATCTCCATCATCCCGGACCCCTCCGGCGTTTGCGGCGCGTGCCGCCCGGCGTTGCCCGGGCGGAGGGGAAGCTGAACAACGCCGCATCGCGCGGCACGCGCCCCGGGGCGGGGGCAGAACCCCCCGCCCGCCTTCACCGCGCGCCTCAGGCGGCGGCGAACCGCAACAGCTTGATCGCCTTGAAGTCGCTGACATCGCCACCGACGCGCTTGGTCGCGTAGAAGAGCACATGCGGCTTGGCGCTGAACGGGTCGCGCAGCAGGCGCAGATCGGGCCGTTCGGCCACGGTGTAGCCGGCCCCGAAATCACCAAAGGCGATGGCATCCGCGCCGGTCGCGATCTCGGGCATGTCCTCGGCGATGAGCACCGGGTAGCCCATCAGCCGCGCGGGCTCTCCGGCCGCCAGACCGTCGGACCACAGGAACCGCCCGTCGGCATCCTTGAGCTTGCGCACCACGCCCGCGGTGCGCGAGTTCATCACGAAAGTGGCGCGCGCGCGGTATTCAGCGCCCAGCGAATAGACCAGATCGACGATCGAATCGGGGCCGTTCAGGTCGCCATTGGCGCCGGTCGGCACATAGCCGAGATTGCCCCAGGTCCAGACGTCATTGTCCACCGCCGGACGGCTGAGAAAGCCGCGCGGCTTGTCCACGCCGTCGCCCGAGACGAACGCCGCCGCCTCGGCCCGCGCGAAGCGGTCGGCGATGCGCGAGGCGAGCCACCCCTCGACGTCGAAGGCGCTGTCATCCAGGAGCCGCTGGCTCGCCTTCGGCAGCGCGCTCAGCTCGTGGAGCGGGATCGAGATACGGTCGATCTGCGGCGTGTCGGTCTCCGCGACGGGGCCGGTCTCGTTGGCCCAGCCATGGCCCAGCTCGGTATGATCGACCAGCACGTCGAAGGACGAGGCCTCGACGGCGACGACATTCGCGATCGCCCGGATCGAGGCGTTGGAATTGAGCACCGACAGGATCCGCTCGGAGGTCTGCGGATCGACGAGATAGCCGCCCTCGCCGGCCACCGCGGTATTGAGCGCCTTGCCCTCGAGCTCGAGCCCGCGCAGCCCGTCATCGTCGCCCGAGCGCAGATAGGCGTCGAACGCCTTGCGGTGCGGGGCGTGCATGTCGGCGGTGGCTGCGAGCTGGGGGCGCGCCTTGGTCAGGCTCTTGCGTTCGATCATTGTCATCTTGTCGTCCTGTTGTTGAAACCGTGTGGTCATCTCGGCCCGAAAGCCCTTGAACTCGTCCAGAAAGCCGCGCACGGCCTCTTCCATCTCGGCGGCCGGAGACATGTCTTCCCCGGTCCGAGCCCTTGTCTCGGTCGTCATCGTCAACTCCTTTCGATTGCGGGTCAGCGCGTGTCCGGCGCCATCTCCCGGCGCGCCGCTCTGAGCACGGCCGCCATCTCGCGCAGGGTGGTATCGGCGGGGCTCTCGCCCTTGGCCGCCACCCGCGCACTGGGCAGCATCGGGAAGGTCACCAGCGACACCTCCCAAAGCTCCAGTTCGTGCAAGAGCCTCTGGCCCTTGTCGGTCTTGCTCGCCCGCAGGGTGCGATAGCCGATGCTCAGCCCGTCGATCGCGCCCGCGGCGATGAGCGCCGCGGCCTCGCGGGCCCGCGCCACGGTCTGGAGCAGACGCCCCTTGACCCAGAGCCCGCGCGCGTCCTCGCGCAGCTCGTCCCAGATCCCGATGGGCTCGCGCGGGTCGTGCTGCCACAGCATCCGCACCCGCCGCCCCTCGGCGCCCATGCGCTTGAGGCTGGCGGTATAGGCGCCCCGGGCGACGACATCGCCGCCCTGATCGGGCGCATCGAACAGGCTCGCATAGCCCTCGATCGCGCCGGTCTCGGTCACGCGCAGCCCCTCGGCGCCCGCCTGCATGAATTTCCGTTCCAGTCCCGTCTCCATTCGCCTCGTCCTTTCCATGGGCCGGAGGTCGCCTCCGGCATGTCCCTCGTCACCCCGGCAGGGCCGCCAGGATCGGCTGGAATGCCTGCACCAGCATGGCCGCGACCACGCCATAGACCGCCAGCCACAGCCGCCGCTCGAGCCGCTCGATCGCCGCCTCGAGCCGCTCGAGCCGCTCGGTCAGCGCGCGCTGCTGCAGGTCCGAGACCCGCTCATGCGCCTCTAGCCGGAGCGCCGGGGCACAGTCGAACGCCTCGAAGCCGTAACGCGGCGGCGGCGCGCCCTCAGTCATCCGGCGCCTCCCCGGCCAGTGCCGGCAGCCCGAGCAGCGCGCGCTTTTCCGCCTGGGTCAGGAAATCCGCACCGGCGACCCGCGCCCATTGCGCGTCGCGCTCGGCGGCGAGCGCCGGCACCTTGTCGAGATCGGGGGCCAGCTCCAGCGCCTCGCCGGTAAAGCCCTCGAGCCAGCTCGCCACCGCCGCCGTCACCCGCGCCACCAGCGGCAGCACCGTCAGCCGGTAGAAGGCGCGGTTCGCCTCCTGGTAATTGGCGTAGGTGGCATCGCCCGGGATCCCCAGCAGCATCGGCGGTACGCCGAAGGCGAGCGCGATTTCGCGCGCGGCGGATTCCTTGGTCTTCTGGAATTCCATGTCCGAGGGCGAGAATCCCATCGGTTTCCAGTCGAGCCCGCCTTCGAGGAGCATCGGGCGGCCCGCGTTGCGCGCGCCCTGATGGTGCGATTCCATCTCGCCCACGAGCCGGTCGTACTGATCGCTGGTGAGGCTGCCCTGCCCGTCGACGCCCTTGTAGACGATGGCGCCCGAGGGCCGCGCGGCATTGTCGAGCAGCGCCTTGGACCAGCGGCTCGCGGAATTGTGCACATCCACCGCCTGCGCGGCGGGCTGCATCGGGCTCAGCCCGTAATGGTCGTCCTGCGGGTGAAAGCTCTTGATGTGGCAGATCGAGGGCGCGCCCTGCGAGACGTCGAAGCGGTGCTTGCGCCCGGACACGGCATAATCATAGGCCTGCGGCCAGCCATCCGGCCCCGGCACCACGCTCATCCGGTCAGAGCGCAGCACGTGCAGCTCGAGCGGCAGCCCCATTCCCGCGCCCACCGCCTCGACATAGGCGTTGCCCGTCAGGAGGAGCTGGCCATAGAGCGCCTCGAAGATCTCGGCACGCCCCTGCGCGGGGTTCGGCGCCGCCATCAGGTCGAGCACCGGATGCGTCGCATAGCGCCGCTCGGCATCCTGCAGCACCAGCGGCAGCGCCGCCGCCGCCTCGACGATCATCTTGACCGTGCGGAACCCGACCGGGTTGCCGGCAAAGCCGCTGCGCGTCAGGCTCACCGTGTCGCGCGGGCTCCAGGCCACGCGCCCCGCGCCGCCCCAGGCGACGACGCGGCCCGCGGCGCTCGCCTTCTGCTCGGGCACCGACGGCGCCCCTGCAGCCGCCGCTGCCCCTCCTTGCCGGAAGAAATCCAGTCTCATCGCTCGCTCCTTCACCTCGGCGCTCGAGGGGCAAAAGACCGCGAAAGATTTAAGGAATGTAAACCGCACCGTGCGCTGCCCGGCAGGCGGCTGGCGCGCCGTCACGGCATGGAGATTGGGTTGCGGCATGGAGATCGCTGCGATATTTTTTGCGATATGGAGGGGACGGGCGCGCCGGGCGACGCCCGCTGATCGCGGGATGCTAGGGTCGAACGCGATCAGGTTGAATCTTTGGGATTGAACGAACCCGCTGACGCGGGAGGGGCGTCGCCATTGGCGGGAATGGCCTCCTGATGGAAAGGTTCGGTTGCTCAAGACCAAGCTTTGATGAGGAGACCATCCCATGGCTGATG